TCTATATTGGAGTATATCTCCATTCCCTCATCAGTCTTAAACCAAGCGGCTAAAGCTGAATATGGGTGCTCATCAAAAGGAACAGTCATTAACTTTCTGTCGTTAGTTCCCCATGAGAACGTTCTTTGATCAGAGGATAGTTTTATAATCCCCATCTCTGTAGCTTTGATACCAAAGTTTCTAAGTACCACATTTTCGTCGTTAACTAATTCTAAGAACAAACCAGGGTTTCTCTTAGCATATAATAGTAAATCACGTTTAAGCTCTTTAGAACTCATATTAGATACTGCTGAACCAACTTCTACACGCATAACGGCTTCTGCCATATCAATATCTAAGTTTTGTGCTGCATTAAGAGCTAAGATTTCTTGCTCAATAATATCGATTTGATTAGCAGCATTAGCCACTGGCTTCCACTCTTCATATGTGACATTTGCTTCTGGATGGTATAGAGACAAAAGCTTTTGTAAAACTGTTTTTTCTCTAGTAACATGCAGTGCTCCATTCCTAAATACGATGTGCGATAACCTTTGATCACCCTTCATTTCATCAACGAAGCATGTTCTTTGATTTTCACAATACTTAAGTTCTCTTTCAAACCCTTTCTCTTCATCAAACCAGTATATATTAGTTGATCGTATCATTTGAGATAGAGGTCTTTTTTTTGATTTTAAATAATAAACTCTATCTTTTATTTCCCAACCGTCATTAGCCTTTTTGTATGTTGGTTCTTTTCTACTTACTTGTTTTGGAGTTTGCTCTAGAATTGGCTCCTCCATTGTAACTACTTCTTCCACGTAGGGTTCTTCGACCTCTACTTTTTTTGTTTGCTTTTTAGCCATAATATAATATAATAAAAAAATTAATATAAAACTACCCCTCCCGAAGGAGAGGTAGTTTCACCAAATATAATCTTACTTCATCAACATGAAGTTGTTAGCTCCTTGAGTAACCAAGCAGCGCTCAGATAGGAAGTGCATTTGCATCGCGTCAAGCGCAGATGTAGCAGCTCCAACAGAACCAGTAGTCCAAGTCTTCAACCTACGGTTGTCAGTAGCAGACGCTCTGTAACGTACGTGTAAGAACGGACGCTTCATGTTCTTTCCTAACATTTCGTCATAAACTGAAGATACACCAGCTGGGATAATTACACCGCGAATAGCTGCAGATGTAGCAGCTGCGTTAATACCACCACGTGTAGCTTTATCGTTTAAGTAACGGAAGTCAGACTTATAGAAATCGTAAGATCCACGACGGAATCCTGAGAATCCTAAATTAAGAGCCATATCTTCAGAGTTGTCAAATACTCCGTAAGAAGTACCTCCAGCACCGTAAGAATTCATTGAAGCAAGCATGTCGTCCATAGCTAGAGACGTAGCTCTATTTACGAACATCATATTCTCTTCAATAGCACCTTGATTATCAAACTCAGCTAGAATAGCGTCAAACTCTGCTAAATCAGTAGCAGCGTTAACACCTGTGATACCTGAAGTAACGTTACCTCTATCTGAAATAGCGTCAAATAAACCTTGAGTACCTACGCCCGAATCTGCGGCAGCGCCTAAAGTTGTATCAACAACAGTCGAATTCGAACCTACAACGCTTTCAAGCATTGCCATCTCTAAGTAATCAGTGAATCGAGCGCGAGTATCAGCTTCAGCCTTAAGGTACCATAGGTAACCTGATTGACCGTTTTCAGCTGATATCTCAACCCAACCAATACGAGATGCATCAGAACCTGATACTTCGTAGTAATCCTTTAAGATAATTGGCTTGTTCGAGAAAGACTTAAATGTTGGTTCATTAGCTGGAGTACGTGAAGTAGCAGCAGCACCATCACCATCAAGGTAAGATGTTCCTTTTGCGTATTCAGAACCTACAACTAGTAGTGTTGAAGCTCCAGTTCCAGTTGCGTGACCAGTTAAATCAGCTTTGTCATAAGGCTCAACTTGTATAACCGCTGTGTCAGCGTCTACAACTAAACATTGAGTAACGATACCAGCACTTGCTATAAGTACGATATCGTTAGTTCTAACACCGTGATTTGCTACAACGAAATCAGGTGCTGAACCTGCGTTTCCATCAATATCTGAAGTAACCGTAAAAGTACCATTCGTAGAACCAGCTACGATAACAGTACCTTTAACAGAGACGTGCAGTCTTGACTGTTCAGACCAAACAACCTGATCGGATGTCATAGCCTCTTCAGCTCCTACTTGAGCAAGGAATCCTGAAATTGTTCTTTTTCCGAACACTTCAGCTTCTTTCTCCATTAGATCTGGAACGTATTGTTGTGCCCACGTATTATCCGTGGTTCCTGTAAAATCGAGATAATTTGAAGATAACGTTTGTTTCTGTGAAGAAGGCACGCTATTCAAATTACTACCTGCAGTAATTGCCATTTTAAATTGTTTTTAAATTGTTATTTTTTATTTTTCATTTTGAACTTAAAAGAGGCAGAATCATCACCTAACACTCGAACTTTCATACCAGAAGTAGTCGTCTCGCTATGAGATCCTCTTGGATCCATATCGATGTTTTTCGACTTCTTAACACTGTCTTTCAGCGCGTCTGCTTTTCCTTGTTCGTAGAAGTGTTGAGCAACGGCATCCGGATTCATAGCTGTATATAATGCCTTGTGGTATCCTTTAGCGTCACTAAGTGATTTGTTCTCGTCGACAAACTTTGCCATGAGATTGTTTATGTCACTTTGCTTGGCTTTTACCCCGTCCACATCTTTAACGTTGAATCGATATTTTTTTTCTCCGACGTTGTATTCAAAACCTTTGAATTTGTCGTTAAAAAGATTATTAGTCTTTTTCTCAAAAACATCGCTGCTACGTTTTACAGCTTGATTAGTCTGCTCTGACTCTTTATTGTATCGGTTGAAGAAATCAATTGCTTTCTGCTGCTCACCCGTGAGCTTACTTCCAGCTTTAATCTCTTCGTAATATTTAGACTTTTGCCCGTCTAAGTAGGTCTTGGCCTCGGCAACTTGCTCTTTGAGGGCCAATTTTTTACGTTTAATATCTCTTTCGTCGTCTATATCTTCGTCGTATGAAAACCTATCTTCTATAAGAAAATCAATTTCATCTGAAGCTAGATGCGGTTTAGTTCGTTCGTAATACTCGCGTAGCGCTTGCTGATCGTTTAGATTACTAGTATCTCTGTTGAGTTTAACGTAATCTTCTAGATCTCCACCTGTCTCGTCCATGAAGTTTAATAGCTTCTGGATATTCTCTGGTATTTCTTTCCCTGACGTTTCATTCTCGTCAAGGGCTTCCATTACCTCTTCTTCGGTAACAGTTTCCTCATCGGTAATTTCCTCAAGGGTTGGTACCTCAGCATCGGTGTTTTCTTCTTGTTCAACTTCTGCAATAACCTCTTCGAGATCCGTTTGACTGTCATCTACTGTTTCTGTTGGTTCACTTAAGTCTACTTTAATGACATCTGGGTCATCTTTGCTTTCAAATTTACTTAAATCTACTTCGGGTTTTTGCTCCTCAGCAACCTCTTCTTGAGGTGTTTCTTGAGTCACCTCTTCAAGTGCCTCTTCGTTTTGTACTTCTTCCATAATATAATATAATAGTTATTTAATAGTTTATTGTGCGCCGTACGACTCTAAACTGAAATCGCCGCTTATAGTATCATTACCTGAAGACTCAAAGTTTTTAGGGGCTTTACCCGTTTTTCTTTGGTCTATAAGCTCACTTTGTTGTGAAGCCTGTATTTTTGTCCTCTTATCCTTCCTATCCTCCTTTTCTTTCTCTCTCTGCTGTACTCCACCTACCTCAATGCCTTTTAGTTGCATGTTGTATTGGAACTCCAGAGCCATCAACTCTTTCTTAGCAGCAATCTCCATCTGCATTTTCTGAGCATCCATTTGACTTTGAGCCTGAGCTAACTGGATTTTACTTTGTGTTAAAGCGTTTTGCTTCTGCACTTCAGCTTGCGAAGCCGCTTGTGCCGCTTGAGCGTTGGACTGTGTTTGAGCTTGGATGTTTTCCATCTGCTGTTTTCTATCACGCTCGATCTTTTTGTTGCGTCTTATTTTTAGAAGTTGATTAGCTAGCTTTAAGTTCTTAACCTCTCTAACATCTATAGCGTCTTCTAGTTCAATACCACCTTGTTGAAGAGCTACTTGGATATTGTTTTCTAGCAATTGCTTTTGCTCTTCATCTGGCGACAGTTCAATAAATATACCAAAGTCGTGAAGATAAAGATCCGACATCTCTTCTAGTTTAGCAACATTGCGGTGGCCGATAGCTTCGATAAAGGCTTTCTTCGTTGGTGAGTATTCTAAAACGTCAGATATTCTTAAGCACAGTTTCTCAGCTGTCTCGGCAGTAAGTAGTAATCCTGCCTGTAGGATATGTCGAGTGGCTGTGTTTGAATTCGCAGCGGCGAGCTTTTGAATTCCAACTAAAGCGTTTTTATCTGGAGTGCTACCATCTCTTGCTTCGTTAAGACCAGTGACGTCACGTATCATTTGTACGTAATAGTTGTACGTCTGAATCAAGGACTGTAGCTTAGCACCCTTTCCACTAGAGTTGATCTCTTGAATAGGTACTTTGCCGGGGTTCATGTCACCCTCAGACGTAAAGCTTCTACCTATAACCGAACCAGTCTGGAAGAACATGTTCAACGCTTCCTGCGGATTGTAATTCGTTCCGTTACCTAAATCTATTTCAGCCAAGCCATCCGCATCAAGATATACTCCATCTGGAACCATCTTAGACATAACCTGTTGCAGCTTCAAATGCGTGAGCTGAATCATGTCAGCAAATCCCGTTATCCTACTTACTAGACTCTCGATTCTACCATTGTAACGCCTAGGGGCTACAATACTGTAGTTCATTTTAACTTTATTAAAATCACTCTTTGAGCGAACCATATTTTTAGCTAGCTCCCACCTTAGCAGCTTGTTGCAACCCATAACCATAACACCATCATACAAAACCTCTATCTTCTTAGATTCTCTAGTATAATCACCATCCTTCTCTTTAGGTGGATTAAACCTGTCAGTTTTAGGTATTGCTTTTTCCCCACCAGTTCCAGTCTTCTTTATCTTGTATACCTCGTTGTTGTACGTCTTGTAATTGAAATAAAGTACTTGAACTACGTTTTGATCATTAGACTGCCTGCGGTTATTGCTCCTACTGCTGTTTCCTTTTTTAGATATCTCTTCTATCTCGTCACTCGTAAGATTTGGAAACTCCCTTACTAGCTCATTAATAGGTATGGATTTGACCTCTCCTACGTAGTATATATCGTCGAAGTATGGTGATTCTGATTGAGAGTATATAAGGTTAGCTGGATCTACGTAGTCTACAACCACTCCTTCTGAGGTGTTAAAGCTCGTCTTCACAGCTCCTATGCCCAATACTGCCAGATCGTAGAAAAATCTTTTCTTGATTAACTCGTAATTACTGCCTTCTAAAAGAACATTTATAGCTTGCTCTTCCGCGATCTCTATAGCTTGCTTATACTGTAGTTGCATGTATAAATCAAGCTCCTCATTTGACTCTGGAAGATTCTGCATCTCACTCTGAGTGGTGTCCATACCTAACTCTTGCATCATAGTGCTATCGAACCCCTGCATCTTCATGTCTCCAGCCACGCTCTCAACAAACTCGCTTCTCTTCTCTGATCCACTAGCGTCTATAGAGAATGCTTTTATCTCATATGTTCTTTCAGCTATACCGTTAACCACTATGTCAACGAACTTAGGTATAATTGGAACAGGCGTCCAGTCTAAATTAAGATAAGACAAGTCACCGTTTATAGATAACTCATCTTTATATTTCTGTATCGATTGCTCTCCTCTAGCATACAGTCGCAGCTTGTGAAAGCTATCGTAGCTAGCCTGGTACTTGTTGTTTCCCCCACTATTGCCAAACCACTCTGAGCTTATAGCTTTACCTATTTTTTCTCCATATTCAATAGAGTTCTTTTCGTCATCGTTGACGTTTTGTTTTGGGAAGTTTACATATACTGACTCAGCCATGCTTATTTAATTATCTGGGAGTTTGATCCCTTATTGTTATATTTGGATATACTCAAGTTTAAAGGTTGTCTTTCTACTTTTGCGTTTGGGGCATATAAGTGTCTATTGCAAGCCATAATAGCCAAACCAGAACTTATTGATGCATCGTGCTTGGTTCTCTTGTTTATATCAAACTTAGCCCAATCGTTAAGCAACTCGTTAAAGTATACTGTTCCATAGTTGCCTTCACCGAGATGCCCTACATGCTGCTGTATGTACATCTCTATAGCTGCTGCGTGAGCTTGCTTGATATCCTCACTCGAGTTTGGTATACCACCTACTTCTTTTTCGGCGACTGATAGTTTGTTCCAGATTTTATCTGGGCGATTCATACTGTACCCTCTGTAGCCTCTTCGGCGTAGATAATACAGTAGTCTTGGTTTATTGTTCTCCGCTAGTAGAGGCATTCCGTAAAATACTAATGCCATTAATACATCTTCAAAGAACATCTCTGCGGTTTGTGGTCTCGCTATATACTCTAGGAAGAACGTGCTCGCAGGCGCGTCTTCCATAGAGAATTTCGTTAATCCGTGTAAAGCACCTTTCGAACCGCGACCGTCAACAGTACCACTAATGTCGTAGCTATCACACCCAAATGCTCCAACATGATCATTTCCTGGGAATTTAACTCCATTCTTTATTACCTGTTTATTTTGTAGGTTCGCTGGTGGAACCCAACTAACCTTAAATCTTCCATTAGGATCTGGGCTAAATATAACCTGAGAATCCTTAACTCCATTTACCCAACCAAAACTTCCGGTCGTGGTATGAGCGGCGTGTCTACTCCCTTCGTTGTAGTCTATCTGCTCATATATCTTCATTAGGTTAAAGATACTGTTTTTACTTTCATCTCTAAAAGCGTGTTCCGTAGTTCTAGGGAACTGACGGTAGAATTCGTTTAAAGCATCTTGATCATCTTTTAATCCTTCAGCTTCATTCTCCCAACTATCTACAACTCCAATATCTATTAGTTCACCGTCTGGTCCCAGTCGTTCTCCATCACGTGGACTATCAAAGACTGGAAGTCCGTACTCGTCAATAAATCCTTCATAGTTCCATTCCATTGGGATAAAGAGAGAATACAAGCCAGACTTTGTTTGTCCATTACGATTTCGCTTTGATACGTCTGAATCATTGTATAGTTTTTTAAAGTTACTACCTCCTTTATCTAATGCGTTTGAAGTAGATCCCATAAGGCATTTCCCTACAATTCTACTTCCAAGTCTCAAGCAAGTCTTTGTTACTCGCCAGTTATTTAATATATTATCAGGCCTCTCCCACTTACCACTCTCATCATGCACTAACAGGTTTAACTTCTCGCCGTCATAGCTATTGTCACCCGTGTTCTTCCAATCAATCGTGGTGTCAAGACCTACTATCTCCTCAAGCCGCTCTTTGCTTTGTATTTTCTTACGAGTGAACTTACTCGCAGGAACTCTATACGCTAACTCCGACTTTGGACGATCCATACCATCCTGTATAGGTTTAAAGAAGAAGGGGTAATTAATTGATATAGGTACCACTTTATCTGTAAACATTTTCTTAGCGTCGGAACCAGACTTAGAAAGGATCCCATATCTACTATCACTCGATATAGTGGCTAAGTTAACTGTTTCTGCTGAACTCATGAAAGAGAATCCCGAACGACGATTCTTAAGGTAGCACATTCCGTAGCATCTCTTATCGGCTTTACAAGCCTCCCAAAATATAAAGAACAGTCTATTGGCCTCTCTAAAGTCTGGAGCTCCGACGTCAATTTTGCTCCACTGTAGGTACATGTAGTGTGTACCTGTTATCCAAGTTGGTACTCCTTTATTAGTGAACCAGAATCCTTCTTCTCTGCGCGTGAATTCTTCGTCAATATAGTCGTGCCACTGCTCTTTTTGCTCTTCTGGATAATCTCTCCAGTCGAATATAGTCTTTATGCGAGATAACTCCTTAGGATAATCAGCTTTAACCCACTTGTTCTTTTCGTGCTTAAACACTTTCTTTGGGGCTTTAGGTAAAGCTATCTTAAACCCTTGGATCTCATATATCTCTCCTATAATACCGTTCTTAGATAATACAACTAGATCGTGTTCTTTGTTATAGCCGTACTTCCACTTCTTACCTCTATTAAGTCTGGTAAGAGTGGTTTTCTTTATAGGCTCTATTATCTTATATAAAGTCTGTTCGTACATTATTTAGATCTACCCTCAGCAAAACCCTTGAATACTCTTTCTTTCTTTTCTTCAGGTTCTTTACCTTCTAAAAGATTCTCTTCTTCTTGGATTCTGTTTAATATCTCGAAGGCGTCGAAGATCGCAAGCTTCTTTGTGGCAGCGGCATTCTTGAGTCTGTCAGCTGATATATCATCATCTGAATCAACAATAGCTTCTTTAGCTACTTTGATTAATTCCTCAACCGCTCTGTGCCCAGCTTGGATTATATTCTTCTTCGTCTCCTTGATATTCATATTTAATTGTAATAAATTTAGATAACGCCCTATACATCCTT